GACCACTACCGTAAACGGAGTCGGAATCGTCGCTTCCGTGTCGCGGATTTTCTGGTAATACGTCTTTACATCCATTCGAATCCTCCTTTTGCATGCCCATCCGGCTCTGCCGCCGGAATCCGGGGCGAGATCCACCCGTGGCTCGCCCCGTTCCCGCTGATGCTCTCCGCCGTCAGAGCGCGGCGCTAGGTGTTTACCTGCACGGCCGACGTATTCCGCAAAATTCCGCAGCCATACAAAATGTCCACTGTGAACTGCTGAGCCAACGTGTCCGGCTGGTAGCTCATCACCACGCGCATTCCGAAGTTACCCAACTCGGCATACTCCGCGATGGCCCCGGTCCCGGGCAACGGTTGCGGCAACCGCCGGATCACCAATCCGATCGCATCCCTCGTGAACGCCAGATTGTGCGTCGTCACGGGGCTGCTCCCCGTGTACTGCACGAACTGCGAGCGGAATACGAAGAAGTCTTTGATTTTGCCTACTGTTCCGTCAATCAGCGCCTTCAACCCCGCATCGCCTGCGGTCTGAAACTCGCTGAATCGTGGAATTTGCCGCCATGCCGAATACGTCGCCGCATCCACTACCATGTACTTTTCCGCCGTCGACGGAACCTTCGACAGGAACAGCGCCGTCTCCGCCGCGTCAATCACGCCTTCTGTGATCGCCGTCCCCGGCGTGCCTACAGGCGCGTTGGCCGTGAATCCGGCGTATAGGTTGAGCAGATCGCTCTCCACCTTCTGCGCGATCGCCGCTACCGCCGGCTGCATGTAGATCTTCAGCAAGTCAGGCACGGCTAGCACTTTGGTTACGTCCGGAATCTGGAAGGTAGCTTCCGCGTGCGTGTTCAGGACGATCTGGGCATTCCCCAAATTCGGATTTTGAGTCTGCACCGTTCCACCCTCGAGTATGTTGTTGGCCTGCATCACAGGGGGAATCGGCACGTTGATCGTGTCGCCGGCATGCGCCAGAGCTGGCTCATAATCACGATCCACCAGGTTCCCCATTATGAGGTTCCCTACTAGCACCGGCAATGCGTCCGCCGCCACTAGCTTCACAATCGCGTTGGCGACATTAGCTGAAGTAATTGCTGCCATGTTATCTCCTTCTTCCTTTCTTCTTGCCGGCTACTGCGACTCGCTTTCGCTCGTCTAGCCGGAACTTCCCTACAGCCCCCGAAGGGTCTGTGACGCCACGCGCACGATTTCTTCTCGTACCCGCTGCATCTCCTCCGCGCTCATGCCCGGCCGGATCTGTTCGATACTCACCGTGTCTCGGCCTCCATTCGGGGCTTTGTGGGTGGCCGTCATGCCCGTCCCCCCCGAGATTCGCGCCGGCAGAAACTCCGGATTCTCGTTCACGAAGCCCGTCAGATACTCTTTGACGGATACCTCGCCGCCGTCGCCCCGAGCTACCAGTCGCCCATCCTCGGTGCGAACAATTCCGTCCTGCACCGCCTTAAACGCCAGGTCGATCTTGGCCACGCCCAGCCGTTGCAATTCCGCCCTCACGGCTGAACTGCGTTCCGCTTCCTCTGCGGTCTTACGGCTCCGTTGGTTCTCCGCCACCAGTTCGTTCATCCGCCGTTCCAGGTGCTCCCGGCGCTTTCGCTCTTCTACCAGCTCCGCTTTGTACGCCGGTTCGCTTCTGGCCTTTTCGTTATTGGTGAACTCCTGGACCGCCTGCCGCACGATCGCTTGTATGTCGATTCCTTCCATAAATCTCCTTGAGAATCCTACTCTCCGTCTTCGATCTCCCCCACCACCCTGTTCTTGATGTCCTGCCGTGCGTCACTCAGGTACTTGAGCGCCAGCCTCTTAAAGACTTCCTTCTTCAAGGTCTTCGACTCGATCCCCAGGCTCAGTAACTGCTGGGCGTCGTTCAGTTCCGTGCCTAAGTCGTTTATGTCGAACTCGTCCATCCCCGAAACGTCGATCGTGACTCCATCTTGTCTCGCCGCGGCGATGGCCCACAGGGTCTGTTTCATCGCTTCCTTCACCGTGGCGCCGTACGCCCTCAGCACCTCTTCTGTGGTGGCGAAATCCAACTGTTTGCTCACCGCTGACTGGCGCCCTCCCGTCCCGGCCTCACCTGCCTGGATCATCAGGTAGCAAACACGGTAAATCTCGTCCCGCAGATTTTGCAGGTTGTCCGCCGCAATCTGGTAAACCTTGCCTTCCGGCTCCGTCCACCCGAATCTGTCGTCCTTTCCGAGTTGGATGTAATACGACTCGCCTACTACCTGCTTCCATTCCCGGTCCGAGTACACCACCGGGGAAGCGAACAGCCCCATCGTGAGTGCCCAAGAGAGCGCATTTGACTTGTTAAAGTGCTCCAGTTGCAGCGACGCCGACTTATTCATCAGCCACAACCCCTCTGAGACCTTCATCTCGAATACCGGAACGCGCCCCAGTGACGCCAACCCGTGCCGGCCTTCGTCAATCAGTTCGATCGGGATCGATTCCCCACGCTTCCGATAAATCTGATAATTCTCCCGGCCGTAATAGATCCACCGAGTTTCTTTTTCCCATTTCGCATCCGTCACTGTCGACTGTTGCAGGCAGGAAGTCCGCAGCACGATCCAATCCAAGCCGCCCAGCCGGTCGTGGTTCCAGTTGATTACTTCGTCCGGGCCGTAGTCCATCAGGTAGGCTCGCGATTGTCCGCAAGCATCTTCCTCCGCGCGCGTTCGAGCTTCGCCGTTGGCTTTCGGAAAGTCCACTACGATGTAGCTGCTTCCGCAAACCAGGGACTGCACGAACCTCTGACGGAAAAACTCGGTCAGGCTGGTGCCCTTGAGGTCGCAGTCGTCGGAGAAGACGCCGTAAAAATTCTGCGCCGCCGGGTCGCTGCCCCCGAGCAGCAGCGCCGGTTGGCACCGCATCAGCGTCGCCGCATACCAGTCGATGATCGATCCGACGTAGTTTTGGTAGAACACGCGCGCAAGCCGTTCCAGGTAGATGTCGCCCGGTTCTTTGTGTCTCCGCACCAGGTATTGAGTGGCGTTCGTGCGTAACTGTTCGCCGCCAGCATAGAGATCTCGGTACTGCTTCCATATCGCCTTGCGCGCGACGTACTCGGGATGTTCACGGTTGATGGTTTCCATGGCTATATCATTCTTAGCGACTGCTCGCCAATCGGCGGCAACGGACGGCATTCCTGCCAGATCAGATACCCCAGGGCGTCCGATACGTGGGTCCTCATGCGGTCTCGGTCCTTGTCGATTTGCCCCGTGTCGCCCTTGTAACAGACCTGTTCGAAATCCTGGATCAGTTCTTTGCATTTCTTGTCTACCAGCAGCCCGATATCGCCTCTAGCCGAGCGCAGCTTCGTGTTCATTAAGTTAATCCGCTCTCGCACGCTGGGGTTTGCCTTCGGAATCCTGTAATCCACTTTCAACGATGAGTGAATCTCGAAGTGTTCCTTCACCATCTCGTAGTCCGACATTCCGCCGGTCTGTTGTGCCGCGCCCGATGCGTCCCCGAAGATCAACACGCCGGGTTCGTGCTTCGGGTACCGCTCCAGAAATGCCTCGCACGCCTGCCGAGTGGTACCGTGGCGGATCACGATTTCATCCAGCACCGTGATTCGCCCGCTCGCGATTTGCGCGATTACCGAGCTCATCGGGTCTACGTTGAAATCCAACGCCCAAAGAATTGGTCTCCGCGTATCGAGGCACAGCTCTGTGAGATGCTCGCTCTGTTCAAATGCGTTGTATACCCGGCTGCCATCCAGGTTGAGATACGACCCGAGGACTTCTTGCGCATAAAACTTCTCGTCGTAACTCTCTCTCAACCGGGTGTAAAAGTCCGGATCCCGCCCTAGTAAGTGGCGATTCTCGGCGGCCTTCGCATAAATCGTCTGGTAAGTATCCGTCGGCTTCGCAACAAATTTGCGATAAACCCAATCGTATCCTTTGGGCGTCCAGGCCGCAAAACCGCACAGCCGGTGTGCTTTCGGATCCCGCAGCCGGCCTTCCAGCCGCAGCCACGCCTCTTCCTGCGTGTAAGTCAGCTCGTCCAACCCGAACCACGCCAGATTCGTGCCGCGCAACCGCTCGAAGTCATCCACCGGCCGAAACAGGATTCGCGACCCGGTGTCGCTCATTACCAGCGCATTCTCGGCTTTATTATGATCGTACGGAAGTCTGTTGGCCCCCAGGATCTCGAAGAGCGTCGCCTGTGTGGCATCCCGCAACATCGGGTAAGTCGGAGCACCCAGCAGTCCCGTGCGCCCCGGATTCAGATAGGTCAGCCGAATTGTTTCCTGGCATAGCGCCTGGCTTTTGCCGCTGCCGATCGGTCCCGAGTACCCTTTGTATCTCGCATTACAGTTATGAAAGGCCCTTTGTGAGTCCAGCGGGTCGTAGATTATGTCTCGGTGTCTGACGTCGAGTTCGGGACCACCCATGTCACTTTGATCTCCTTAGGATCGTCCTCTTGCCCCATCTCCCGCCCGAGTTGAAGCAGTTTCACATATTCGGCGACCGTCGGCTCATAGTCGGCCTTGGTGATCTTGGTTTCGAACTGCTCAATCGCCTTCTCCAGCAGATCGTGAACCCGGACCTTTTCACTTACCTCGTCCCAATGCTCACATTCCCTGCACGTCTTGGCAGCCTTCTTTTTTGACCGTCCCTTTTTTGTCATCGTGCGTCAAAATGAAAACGGCCCCGCGTTTCTGCGGAGCCGCTCAACCTTTTTCTCTGGCCCGAGAGTAGCATTCACTCGACGCAACACTGCCGGCGCTGCTTTTCTAAGTAACTGAAAAAAGGATAAATATAGTTATTGCCGATTTGTGAATGGGATTTTACGCCTGAAACGCGTGACCGCCGCCAGGTTGGTGACCGCGGCGATCAGAGACCCAACCCTGTAGTAAGTACCGGCCGAATCGTCTCCAGCTCCGGCGCAAACAGCGACATCTGCTCCGGATCCGCAAACACCGCCTCATAGTCCGCTTCCGTGAACGCGCGGGCGAGCCTCGCCGCGAACGTCTCCCGCAGCACCCGCGCGTAGTGATTCACGTCGTAATCCCGCCGGTCCGCTCCCTCGCCTGGCACCTCATCTTCCCGCTCCTCGATTACGCCGCCGGCCCCGGACTTCGTCCGGTACACCCGCACCCGATCGCCCACCCTCCACTCCGTCCGTCCGCTCGTCACCATCGCTTCATACACCAACTCCCGCCGCGTCTCCAGCGTCTCCCGATACTCCGCCGGCGTCTTCGTCAACCGGACTCGCGACGAGACTTCGTACGCCGGTAACTCGCGCCGCCGCAACGCATCCAGAGTCGCGACATAAGCGTCGCGCACTCCGCCCACATCCCGCAGCAGCAGCCGTCCGATCGCCCGCCGTAGAAATGCCTCCCCGAATGGCTCCGCCCGGCTCGATCGAAACGCCACCCCTCGCAGCACCAGCGAGCCGTCATACCCCAGCAGCGCGTAATTCTTCGGCTCGTGCGACAGCATCGCCGCGTAACGTCCTTCGAATTCCAATTGCACCAGCGCCGGCAGCAGCGCCGCGACCTCCGCCACCACCCGCCGCTCGTCCGCCTCCCGCCATTCCGCCGGTACCGCGAAGTAGACGCCGTCCGTGTCCGCCTCCAGCAGTGTCACGCCGCGAGCCGCCAGCTCATCGCACATCTTCTCCAGCGTCTCCCGCCCGCGCCGCGTCACTTCGTTCGCCGCATGCACGTCCGCGAACCGCGTCAACTCCCCACCCGCCGCCAGATATCCATATGCCGAGTTCACCACCAGCTTCATCGCCGCCGACATCGCCTCGTACCCGAACCGCTCCGCCGACCCCGCTGCCGCCGCTCGTGCACTGGCCTTTGCCGCCAGCCTCAGCTCCACCAACCGATCCACCAGCGCCAGCATCGCGCCAAGCTCGTCGCGCGCCGGACCGATCCGGTACGCCCGCATCAGTGATGGATACAGGCTGGCCACGTCCGCCTTCACCACCCGGTGTGCCACGCCCGTGGCGAATACATGCAGCGCCGCGCCGCTGTGCGGCGTTCCGTCCCCGGCCCGATGCGCCGGCAGCGCCATCCCCGCGCGCAGGTACGCTCGCACCAGCAACGGGTCGATCACCCCCGTCGCCGCGCCCGCATCCGCCAGCCGCTCATACCTCCGCGGCGTCATTTGCGCCAGCGCGAACGCCGCGCCTCCCAGCATTCGCGCCAACGCCGCAACCTCCTCTACGTCCGCCGTCGCATACCGCCGCACCCGCTCCGGATCGCGCCGGTATACCGTATGAATCTGATCTCCCCGAATCTGCTCGCGATTCGGACCGGCGATCCCCAGGTGCCGCGCCACCGCTTTGAGCCCGTGATTCGGAAGCTCCCGCGTGGCGAAGTCGTAGCGCAGAACCGCGTCCAGAGTGTCGATCAGCTCCCTCCCCGGCGCGACATACCGCACCTTCCGGCCATCGTCATTCCCGCTCGCAATCCCTCGCCGCGCCCCCCGCTGCCGCAATCCCGGCGGACCCGTACGGCCCAGCGCCAGGGGAACTCCCAACCTGCGTGCACGCCGATCCAGAAACGGCAAATCGAACCCGTGCAGATTATGATTCTCGATCACATCCGGATCCGCCTCCCGCACCTTTTCCACCAGCCTGCGGATCAACTCCGCCTCGCCCGCATCTCCCTCACTGCGGATCTCGAGCGTTTCCGCGGCGCCTGAAGGATCGCGCACCGCGATCATGAAGATCCGATCGCGCTCCGCATCCAGCCCCGTAGTCTCCAGATCGAACTGCATGCGTCGCAGTTGGTCGAACGTCAGGCCGCGGAAATACGTCCTCCCCGTCGCCACCAGATACTGTTCCTCCGGTGGCAGTACCAGCGCCGAGCTCTTCCCCAACTCCCGCCACCGTCCCGCGCGCGCCAGCGCCTTCCCATCTGTGGCGCTCACCAGATACCGCAGTGTTCCCGGCCCGTCGAGTTCCCGATAGCTCACCTCACCGCCGGCCGTCTGCAGCCCTTCCACCCGATCCACCAACACCCAGGGCCGAAAGCGCTCCTCTTCGCGCACCAACTCGCCGGTCTGCGCCAGCCGGCGCCACACCACCGCGCGTCCGTCCGCATCCGCCCAGACCGACACGATCCCCGGCGTCTCGTCCCATCCCCACAGCCATTCGTCTTCGCGCCCGCCCGGCATTCGGCCCATTCTACCCATTTGATATACTGGCCGGAGCGCGAGGGGCGCATCCAGTCCGCGGAAAGGGCCATGCCCACCCACTCAAAACAACGAAGGTTACGATCCCAATGCCACTTACTTTGCCAAGTCCGACCATCGGCATCACTTGGTGGGGCGGACGCCCTCGGCCGCAGCCGGCCCCCTGGCCGGCTCCTCAATGATCGCAGGTGCCTGATTCTTCGAGGCAAGAGCGGGACGAGGGCGTCCCGCGCGGACCAGGGGGTCCGCCCCACAATTAACGCAGAATCCCACCT